AGAACGTGTTTGAGGGCTCCGCTACCACCGAGGAGCTCCCCGTCCTGACTCACGCCCAGGTCGAGACCATCTTCGAGGACGCTCGCTCCAGCGGCTCCCTGAAGCAGGCCATCCTGGCTCACGCCGATGCTTACGGCATCAAGCAGATCGAGACCCTCTTCCCTGAGGCGAAGGATCTGTGGAACACCCCGGAGTTCATCAAGCGTAAGACCGATTGGGTCAACGCTGTCGTGGGTGGCGCCAAGCACTCCCCCTTCTCCCGCATTCGCACCCGCTTCGCCGACATCACGGCTGACGAGGCCCGTGCCAAGGGTTACATTAAGGGTAATAAGAAGGAAGACGAGGTCTTCACGCTTCTGCAGCGTGTCACCTCGCCGACCACCATCTACAAGAAGCAGCGTCTGGACCGTGATGACATCCTGGACATCACCGACTTCGACGTCGTGTCCTGGATCCGCGGCGAGATGAAGATCATGATCGAGGAGGAGCTCGGTCGAGCTGTCCTCATCGGCGATGGTCGCCAGGCCTCCTCCAAGGACAAAATCAAGGAGGACTGCATCCGCCCGATCTACAAGGAGGACAGCCTCTACGCTCCTCGTGTCGTTCTGGCTAAGGAGACCACCACCGAGGACGTCCTGGACTCCATCGTTCGCGCTATGGACGACTACGACGGCGCTGGCAACCCGACCTGGTTCGCCGAGCCCCACATGGTCACCGAGATCCTGCTGCTCAAGGACAAGATGGGTCACCGTCTGTTCCGCAGCGTCTCCGAGCTGGCCGACTACGTCGGCGTCTCGAAGATTGTTAAGGTCCCGCTCATGAAGGGTCTGCAGCGCACCTCCACCAAGAACGGCGTTGTCGATGCCCTCGGTATCATTGTCAACATGTCCGATTACACCATTGGTGCGGACAAGGGTGGTCAGCTCTTCGCTGCTGAGGACTTCGACATTAGCTTCAACCAGTACCACTACCTCTTGGAAACCCGCCTCTCCGGCGCGCTGACTCAACCTAAGTCCGCTGTGATCGTTGAGCGCAAGGTGGAGTCTGGTAACGTCGTCCCGGAGCCGTGATAGATGGCCAAATTCTTCGGTGAGATAGGATTTGCTACACAGGTCCAGACCGAGCCGGGAATTTGGGAAGACAAAATAGTCGAGAAGCAGTACT